TTACTAATATTTACAATTTAAATAAAAGCTCTCTGCAAGGTACTTTCCTAGATGCCTCGACAGCCGATACTTTTGTAATTCCAATTGTAACAGCAAGGACATTAACTAAAGTTACTGCTGTTCTTACTACTGGTATTACTACTGCAGACACTACTCTTTCGATCTATAATAACACTACATTAATTGGTACATTAGTGATTGCTTACTCAGGTTCCACTGAAGGTACTACATTCACTTACAATCCNGCTTCTAATAACACATTCACTGCTGGAAGTCGTTTAAAAGTAGTATCTGATGGTAATAGTTCAGGGACTGCTAGACTTGAGCTTGTATTTGATTTCACACTGACTGGTTAAACTATGGCTAAAGTTACATTAAACAATCTTTCTAATCTGACTAATCAGACAAACCGCTGTTAATACAATTAACAATAACAACGATAGTATTGAAGCAGCTATTGAAAACACTCTGTCAAGAGACGGTACTTCACCAAATAATATGAATGCTCTATTGGATATGAATTCTTATCCAATTATCAATCTTCCTGAACCAGAGACAGGTACAGAGCCTGTACGACTAAATGAATTTGAGCCTATTAGGGATATTGTTAATAGTCTTGAATCATCTACTCGAACTGGTACAGCAACAGATGTGGCCACTAAAGAAGCTGCTACTCTTATGTCCTTCGATGATGGTATTTCTTACATTGTTACTCAAGGCTATAGTTCTGTTGGAGATGGTGGTGGGGCTTTATATCTAAAGAAGGTAAGTGAACCTGTCCACAATGGTAAGTTTCAATCTGCTGATGGTAAGTGGTGGGAGTTAGTTGCTCCTGAATTATACACGTACATCTTTGGAGCAAAAGGGGATAACCTTTCAGCGTCAGCAACAGCCAATAGGATTGCGATCCAATCTGCAATTGATATGTATGTATATGCTTCAACATGGGGTATTACACCAAAATCCGAAGGAGCTATCTTAGGGTATGGTAAGTACTATATTGATGAGCCTATCCATTTAGGTTGGGGTGATGGTTTTAAGAAATCAGTATTAACAGGTTTGGGTTCTTCTTACAGCACTGATCTACCCGGTAGTACAATTATCCCAACCTTTTCTAATGCACCAGCAATTAACATTCAAGGAGCACGACGCTCAAGGTTAGCAAACCTTACTCTATTAGGCCCAAACACAACCTACTTACAAAACAACGCAATGGGTCTTTTTGCGCCTGCTATTGATGACACTCTTATCGCCAACTGGTGGGACCCTTCTCTTAGTGCAAATGGTAATAGTAGATACGCACCTTCTGTAGGTGTAGCTGTTGACGCATATTCTGGTACAACCCCTTCTCCTGCGTATCCAACATATAGTGTACCTAGCTATGTAACTATAGCTAGTCAATACAGCAGACCTCCATCAAGTGATGTGTTGCTAAGAGATTTACATATCGAGGGTTTTGGTGTCGGTGTAGTAACACATCCATCAGGTTCAGATGGAAATGGTGACTTTGTTCAAATGGAGGGGCTAACCGTTAGGTATTGCCCTATCGGTGTCTCTATTTCACAAACTCAAGCAAGAAATATGACCCTATTCCGCCCACTAATTTCGAACGTTCATACAGCTTTTACTAATAACTTAAATGGTAAGTTAACTGGTCGCATTGGTGAAGTTATTGACGGGCATGTAGGGAATTCAATCCAAATCTTTAGAATCAGTGGAACAGCTTTGAATGGTCCTCTTACTTTTAGAGGTCTTTACTCAGAATTGATGTGGAGAGGTGGTGATGTTACAGGTAGTACATCCCTCAGATGTTAGTATTCATTTTGATGGATCACACATTTCAATGGATGGTCAAAAGTATTGCTAACCAGATCAGTGGTGCAGGAACCGCAGAAAACGGGTGTACCAGCTAAGTTGTTTTAATATCCTAGGTAATAATTCTTTAATTTTTACAGGTGGTACAATTATAGGTTTCCATGCTGTTTGCCCTATTCTTACAAATAGTGCTAACCTTTTAACAATTAACGGTACTCGTATTGAAAGAAGTTCTACACCTACTGATCTCTATGAAAAAGCTGCTACTCATGCGACTTGCGGTGGTCTTATTACACATAACCTAGGTGGGTTAGCTACTGCTAAAAAAAAACCANCTATCCATCCTAAATGGATAGCCTATAATGTCAATACTGGGGCGTCAATAGGACAGGATACTTTACNAGATTGCTATTTAGGTGGTAGAGAATTCCTAACCCCTATCTATGCTAAATTTCATGCAGGTTATTTTGATACGGAATATCATTCGTTAGTTGGAACCCCCCCTCCTAGAAGCCATAGTATGTCTCTGGTGTCGTCTAGTCCAAGCGCTTCTAATCCAACTGCTTCATTAAGTGGTCGTACTCTAACACTCACCTTTTCAGGTAAAACTGATGGGCAGTTTATGCAATTAGGTGGAGAGGCTGGAGATATTATCTTTGACCCCTCAACTGGCACAACATTCTTTGTTTCCGGGAGAAGCGGTCAAATTGTTACAGCAGAGATGCAAAACAACTTTAGAGATGTGGGTTCTGGCTATGTCCCCATTACACCAATCAACCTGACTTCAGGTATTTGGTATCTATGTAATACAAGAGCTTTTACGCCAGCAACACTTCATTTTGGTGATTTTACAGCCGGTTCTCCCACAATTACTAATGTAGGACGCTGGGATAATAACTGTGTTATTGAAGCTAATGTTTCTGTTGGTGATATGCTTAATACCGCTTATGAACAAGGCTTTATTACTAACGCAGCAAATGCAATTATCACAGGTCGTAGTAACTCAGGTAAAACTATAACACTATCTGGAAATTCTGGTAGAACTCAAACTAGAGTTCCTCTTTGGAATTGGTTTAGAACTCTTTAAGGATTTAAAATGTTAAAAGGATATCGTACATTAATATTAGCTATTGTTTTAACTACAGTAGGTATTTTAGAGACTCTCGATTGGGTCTCTATTTTACCACCTGAATATAAATCTTATGCTTTAATAATGATTCCTGTAGTCTTTGGATTACTTAGAGTTATTACAACAACTGCTATCGGTGAAAAAGAAGAAGATGCTAGCTAATTTTCTACTCTCACTTATTTCGGCTCCTGTTTTAGAAACAGTTAAATCTTATTTCTCTAACAAAGCTAATTCAGAAATAGAAAAAACAAAAGTAGAAGGTGAAGTAGCTGTAGCTCTTGTTAACGCTGAACTAGAAAGCAGGAAAGCCCAAAAAGAGATATTACTCGCTGACCAAGGTTGGTGGGTAACTGCTTGGATTCGCCCTCTAACTGCGTATCCTTTTGTCCTACATGTGGCTGCAATTTCATTAGATAGTACATTTAAGTTTGGGTGGGGAGTACCAAAACTCCCCTCTCCTTACGATCAAATGGAGTGGACTATCCTGCTTTCATTCTTTATTGCTCGACCTATTGAAAAGGTAGCAACTACAATCTTTAAAGGTAAACAATGAAAAAGACACTACTACAGCTAACACAAGATATTTTATCTTCTATGGATAGTGACGAAGTTAATTCTATTAGTGATACTACTGAGTCAATGCAAGTCGTTACTATTATTGAATCAGTTTACTACGATTTAGTGGCTAGGATTGATTTACCCATTAAGGAAAGACTTGTTGAACTACTTCCTTCGATAGATATTACAAAACCAACAGTTATGTATCGACCAGATACTGTATCATCTCTTCAATGGATTAAATACGATAAGCGAGACGATGGGGCTGAGTTTCCAGATTTTCGTGATGTCTATTACCTTTGTAAAGATGACTTTCTTGATATGATGTATGATTTAGATACTACTGATCCTACAAGATTTCAGTTTACAATTACAGTAAATAGTGATGAAATAAAATATGTAGGGATTAACAACAAGCATCCTACCTATTATACATCTTTTGATGATAAGACTATTATTTTTAGATAGCTACGATTCTTCAATAGATACAACTCTTCAGAATTCTAAATCTTTAGCTTTTGGTACAGTAGAGACGGTTTTTCTTAGACAAGATTCCTTTGTACCTGAATTAGATAGTAAACAGTTCTCCTTACTCTATAATGAGGCTAAGGAACTAGCTTACGCAGAACTCAGACAACAGACACATCCTATTGCTGGGCGTAATGCTCGTAGAGCTTCTATTCTTTTACAGAAAAAGAAACAGGATATTCCAGCTAATGCTGCTGGATACATCAAAGGCCCTAACTATGCACGGCAATCTCCTGTAGGATATAGACGAATTAAATTTGGAGATACTTGGTGATGTTTGATTCATCTTCTGTTGGTCTTAACGACTACAAAGATACAATTACAATTGAAACAGAAAAGAACCTAGTATTTGTAGAAAAGAAAGGTCCTCACTCATTTTGGTATATTTCTTTTCGACGTGGTGCAGTACCTGACAATCTAAAAGGTAGTTATACATCTAAAGAACTAGCCTTGCAAAAAGTATATGAATGGGTTCGATCTAAGGATCAGAACATAGTAACAATAACAGACTAAGGATATTACAATGCCTCGTAATCAAGGAACTCTTATTGAGAATAACCTAACAGGTGGTCTAGTATCCGACGCTAATGGACTAACCTTTCCACCTAATGCTGTAGTTGCTACAGATAATTGTATCTTTTCAGAAAATGGTCCTGTAGAAAGACGATTAGGTTTTGATTATGAGACTAACTACGCTTTTAATAACATCCTTAAAGATGATGTTTTAAAACCTTTTATCTGGAACAATGCAGGTAATAACGGTCAGAACGTTGTTCTTGTTGTACAGATTGGAAACATTCTATATTTTTTCATTAGAAAATCTGAGAGTACAACCTCTCTTTCTGACAGTAGATTAGTTAGTACAGTTGATCTAAACACTTTTAGACCTTCAGGATCACCAGACCCAGGATTAGAAGAATGCTCTTTTGCCTCTGGTAGAGGTTATTTATTTGTTACTCATCCAACTATTAATCAATTTTACATTAGCTATGATTATGATACAGATACCGTCTCTGCGACAGAGATTGAATTACAGATAAGAGACTTTGAGGGGGTTGATACTCCTGAGGATGTTCCTATTGATCAAAGATACTTAACCTCTATTTCTGATCAGTATAGGTACAATCTTTATAATCAAGGGTGGTATCCAATCAAACCTTACTTTAATGAAGGTTCTGTAGCAACGAAACAATACGCAGATGTCTTTAAAGATCAATTAAGTATTTACCCAAATAGATACAGATGTACTGGTGGTATCTAAAAGGTACTACATCTAACACTTCTTTAATTGGAGAATACTTCTGGCCTCAGAATTATTTTAGTTCTGTTGAAAATGGTAATACCCCAGCACCTAAAGGACACTACATTTTAAATCCTTATTACCAAGATCGCTCTAGTGTTTCTGGTATTGCTGGTATTGATGTTGAAACTACAGGATACCAAAGAGTATCTAAAGTTGTATTCTTTGCTGGACGTGTATGGTACGCTGGGTTAAACTATAAGAACTACGCTCAAAAGCTTTATTTTTCACAGATCATCGAACGAGAAGAACAGTTTGGTCAGTGTTACCAAAGAAACGATCCAACTTCAGAAGCAAACTATGATCTTCTTTCATCCGATGGTGGTGTTATCTCAATTTCTGATGCTGGTACAATTCATCATTTAGCTGTAATTGATACGTACCTAATTGTTTTTGCTTCTAATGGTATCTGGTCTATTACAGGTTCTCAAGGCATTGGCTTCTCTCCTACAGACTTTTCTGTAAGAAAGCTTTACTCCCTAGATATTCTTAATACAACATCATTTGTAGATGTTGGTGGTTACCCCGGTTGGTGGAATTCAGATGGTATCTATATGNTGGTATCAGCAGATATTTCTGGTTCTTTTAACGTNANGAATATTAGTGATAATAAAATTAAGAAGTTTTTCGATAGTATTCCTTTGGAATCTAAAAAGTGGGCTAAAGGCTCTTTCAACCCATACACAAAAGTTGTACAATGGTGCTACGCAAGCAGTGCTCCGGGTTCAATGGCTCAAAGATACACCTACGATAGAATCCTTAACTTCAATGTTGTAAGCCAAGCTTTTTATCCATGGTCAGTAACTGAGAATGCTAGTACAATTAATGGTATCTTTCTTTACGCAGGTCCATCAACATTAACGTATGAAGAAGAGGTTACAGCCTCTGGTATTGTAGTTACTGCGTCTGGTGTACCTATTACCTCTGAAGGATTATTAATTACTGAGACAGTTCCTACATTTAAGTATCTTACCTACAATGGGACAGCTCAACTAACCTTCTCAGAAACAAATAACTCTGATCTGTTGGATTGGGTATCTGCTGGAGCTAGTGTAGACTACTCTAGTTATTTCTTAACAGGATATAGACTTCACAATCAAGGTAACAAGGATTTCCAATCGAACTACGTTACGGTGTATTCGGATACTAAAACTAATTCGTCTACCTTCTATTTTAACGGCTATTGGGATTTTACCAATAACTTCAATACAGGTAGAGTTAGTGCACAGCAGTACGTAAATATGACAGATAGTGATTATGATTTCTCCTTTAGGAAACTTAAGATAAGAGGAAAAGGTCATTCACTACAATTCAGAGTGGAATCACTAGGTAACAGTCCATTCAACATTACTGGATGGTCTATCTGGGAAACAGGAGAAACAGCCGTATGATCAGACTAGCTACAGCTTCTGATATATTAGAAATAGAAAGACTCTGCTTAGAATTCTATAGAGCATCTCCATATCGAGATATTCCAGAATCCACAGAGAAGGTCGCAGAAGAGATTAGTAAGTTTCTCTTTGGTGATCCTACTGAAACTATAATCCTCCTGCTGGTGGACTCCCTAGGGCATCCTAGAGGCATTCTAGCAGGAGGAATGTCCTCAGTTCCTTTCTCCAACCATAAAGTGGCTTTTGAAAGTGTATGGTTTGTTGAAGAAGGATTTAGAGGAAAAGAATCACTTACTTTGCTTGATGTCTTTGAATATTGGGCAAAGAAAAACAAAGCTAATATGGTAGTAATGAATCTACTAAACACAGGGTTAAAAGAACGTTTAACCAAATTTTATGAACGCAAAGGTTACACTGAATGTGAAACATCTTTTGCAAAATACTTAGGAAACTAACATGGCAGCGTTTACATCAATTCTATTAGGAGCTAGCTTAGCGGTATCTGCTGTTGGTGGGTACGCCCAGTATACTGGAGCTAGAAAGCAAGCTGCCGCCCAACAGCAAGTAATGGCAGCTCAGCAGAGACAAGAACAGATCAGAGAAAATCAAATGCGATCTGAAGCTGAACGTAGACGAAGAGAGATTATTCGTCAGTCTATGAGAGCTAGATCCACAGCACTCTCCACCGCAACAGCCCAAGGTGCTGATACAAGTACTTCTCTTCCCGGAGCGTACGGTGGTATCTCTGGAGCTTTTGGTACTAACACTACAGCAGTAAATACTAACGCAGCTTATGGTGGTCAAATCTTCGGAGAAAATGCTAATATTGCTGTAGCTCAAAGAGCTGCTGCACAGGGTTCTTCTCTTGCAAGCACAGGTAGTTCACTGATGTCTCTCGGAGGTGCTCTACAGCAATACGCACCTACCATTTCTAGCATTGGAGCTAGTTGGTTTGGAGGTTCTAATGGAACCGTAGGAAATACAACTGGAGCATTTTATGCAGCCTAATAACGATAGTTTTCTTTCCCTTCAGCCTACCTCAGACATTGAAACTGGGGTAGACTATATTTCACTTAATAATGAACAGAAATACGGACTCTCAGAAGGAACTGTAAAAGACAGAACCTTTAAAGCAGACTTAGCTATGGGTGAAACTTCTCCGGGGAAAGAAGCTATCCAACTATCTCTTCAGAATGGTCAAGAACCATACATCAGAGAGAAAGCAGCACAAGACGAATCTGCTAAGTTAAGACAAGAAAAGAATTGGATGCTTAGGGAGATGGTGGTTAACAAAGCCAACTCACAAGCTACATGGTCTAATGAAGAAGTACAAACTCTTACTGATATTTCTACTATAGTTCCTGTAGTAAATCCTAATACAGTTATTGAAGAACTATTCTCTCAAAAGCTATTTGATAGAGCTATTAGAGAAAATGATTCCCATTCTTCTGTCTTTAAAAGAGGTTTAGAACAAGAAACAAATAGTACTTTAGATGAGATTGATATTGCTTCTAACATTTTAACTCGAAAGGAAGTAGCTACTACAAAGCTACAGGACTTGGAAGGTAAATGGCAAGAGACTGGTCTATTAGGAACTGTCAAGGAGTATGGTCAACAATTTGTTCCATTCCTTTCGTGGTACCTAACACAGAATGCAGTTAAAGAAGCAAAGACAGATAGCTTACTCCCAGGTAATAACCTTAAGGAACAAGTTGAACACCTATGGATGTTACCTAAGGATGAATTTGAAAGACAGTTAACAGGAGCACTAGAGAATATCTCTAAGGTATCTACATTAGATGCAATTAGGTTTGCACAAGCTATAGTATCTTATGGTTCTAGTGACGAACTGTTAGATAATGTTTTTGGTGTTCTTGACATCGCAAGTGTCACTCCGTTTAGTGCTGGAGCTAAAATCGCTTCTAAAGGGGCTAGAACGGCCGCTAATGCTCTTAGGGCTACATCGGTACTCCCAGAGGTTAAAACAGCCGTCAGGAGCGTTCTCAAGGGAACTGAAGGCACATCTATTGATGGGGTGAAGCTAGCAGAGGGTGTGGGTTCAATTGACAAGGCTGCAGCAGTACAAGTTCAGAAGAGAGCAGAAACATTAGCTCAGGCGGATACAATGGGAAAGGGTGTAGACCTACGGTACAACGTACCATCGATCTTTAATCCACAACACATAACCGACAATGCAGGTAGCTTCTCAAGAGAACAAGCTGATCGTATTGAAAATATCCTAAAGGTTCAGGGTTCTTCTCTACAGAAAGCAATCCTCGATCCTGTTAATGTACCTCGTCTTACTGAAGCTGCTGAGCAAGTAGCTATTGAGAACGCAAAAGCAGAAATCCTAAAGAGGTATACTTCACTTCAAGATACAGTTCTTAATGTTTCTCATAAGTATGATCAACCTTCAAACACCTATTGGGCAGAACTGCAGGTTGGTACAAAGGATGGCAGTATCTTCAAAAGTGGTAAACAAGCTAGTTACTTTGCTAAGAATATTTATAAACTAAAAGATTCTGAATACAGAATTGTACAACAGGGTGATGGAGCTTACCTCTCTATTACCAAACCAGTTAATGAAACTCTACAGAGTGTTCAAGAAACACTAGTCGAAACAAACAATAGAACTGATCTTTCTTTTGCTAATACATTTATGAATGTGGCAAAGTATGTTAGATCCTCTAATGAACTTTCTTCTCAATTTAACTTACAACAAAGACTAGGTGTCCTTGGTGGATCAAGTGAAGTAGTAGGTTATATGAAGCAAGTTTCTGATTCAATTGCCTCATTGCCAAACGATTCTCATAAGAGAATGATGGGTATCTTCGAAGCTAATCGTATCTATGTTGATCCAACTGATCCGGCTAAGCAAGGTCAGTTCTTTAACTCACTAGAAGAGTTTTCTGACTTCTTTCAGACACGCTATGGACAAGCACCTACTGAGCAAGAAGCTGCTGCGTATTTCTCTTATAAGCAAGTCAATGATTTTGATTATGTCGTAAGAAACCTTGGTATACTTAGAGATAAAGCTATCCATGGTACTGAAACATTCAGTATGAAACTTAAAGATGAGAATGCTTTTGTCCCATCTTTTGATGGTGTCATGAAGGAAACTCTTCCTACTCGTGAGCAACCGCCTTACCGTGCTTATGTATATAACACTGAGAGTGGTGCAGGTACCCTATACAATAGTAAAAGAATAAATGATGCTGAATGGGGTGAACTAGATAAACTAATTACACAGGATGGATACAAAGTAGTTCAAATTTATGATCCTACTCAAAGACCTTTAAAAGCTTTGGTTGGTGAAAATGTTGTTAACTTTGTTGTTCTAAAGGACTATGATACTAAGCCTCTTACTTGGCAACAGCTTCCTTATGCTCCCGGTGGACATAGAGAATACCTTACACAACACTTTGTAAAACAGGCTAAGCTTCGTAAAGAAAATGATCCTGATGGTATCCTTCGTCATGTATATGAAGGCGACACTGTTCTATTTGGTCAGGAAACTGCCGAAGAGACAGCAAGATTGGCTAATGCTGTTGATGAAGCTAGGTTAGCCTTAAAAGCTAGAGATAGTGTAAAACTAGCTGACATTGTTGAATCCAGAACACCATTCAGTGTTGAAGACTTTGTCAAACTCTTTACACCTAGCAAGACTACCAGACGGAAAGGTAATCCCACCTAGGTTTGATATTGACTCATCTTTTGTTTCCACTAAGCAAGGTCAGCGTGTAGTAGACATTGATCCTTCTCTTCGTAATCTATCTCGATTTGAAGACATCAATGATACAAACTACAATCTCGCTGCTCTGGGTGACCGTAGGTTTACTACCTCAAGAGACCCAGTGCTGTGGACAGTCAAAGAAAACTATGAAGATGGTGGGCCAGCGTTAAGGATTGATACTGCTCGTATGCTTGATCCTATGGCTTCTATTACTAGAACCATGAGACAGGTTATGACTGATCGTTTTATGAATGACTATAAAGTGTCATCTATTAACTCTTTCATTCAAAAGTATAATGATCTATTCGATCTACCTATGGAAATGGTACAGAGAAATCCTGTTGGTTTTCTTTCTGAACCTAGATGGAAAGAAGTGGCAGGTGATGAGGCTAGACTAGCTGCTGCGAAGAATGAACGTCTTGTTATCATGAACTTTCTTAATCAGGATACTATGGTAGGAAGACAGATCAAGAGTGTACAGCAGAAGGCACTTGATAGTGTTTATAAGTTAGCGGGTCAGAGAGCCTCAGACTATGTGGCTGAGAGTGTCCTACCAAATATCAGTGATCCCACAAGGTTCATGAGGGCGGTGGCTTTCCATACAAAGATGGGTATGTTCAATCCTACTCAGATATTTGTACAGGGGCAGACACTAGCTCACATGATGGCTTTGTCTCCTACTAATGCCCTAAGCGGCTGGGGGATGGGTTTGCTCTCAAGGTTTGCTATGAACACTGAGAAAGCTTCTGTACTTAATAAACTTGGTGATATTGCTGAGCGAGTAGGCTTTGCCTCTTCCAAGGAGTTTACAGAAAGCTTTGAAGCTATGCGTAGGTCTGGCTGGGCTAATGTAGGTTCAGAAACAGTATGGGCTCAGGATGTACTTGATCCTACTGTGTTTAACTCTTCTGTTGGTAAGTTCCTAGATAAGGGAACTATTTTCTTTAAGGAAGCTGAACAATACCTACGAATGGCTAGCTGGAATACAGCATACAGAGAATGGCGTAAGGCTAATCCTAATGCTGTGCTCGATGATAGGAACATCAACAATATCCGCGTACGTGCTGACATACTGTCTGTCAACATGACGAAAGCTTCACAAGCTGCATGGGAGCGTGGGTTACTTAGTGTACCCTTCCAGTTCCAAAGCTACATGGCTCGTCTAACTGATCAGCTAGTTGGTAAATCCCTTACAGGAGCCGAGAAAGCCCGTTTGATTGGTACCTATAGTCTACTATACGGAATACCCACATCAGCCTCTGTAGGCACTCTATATCCATTCTATGAGGATGTTAGAAAGACAGCATTAGAGAGAGGGTATAATGTTTCTGATCCAGTGTTCCAAGGACTGACAGAAGGGTTACCTTCTACGGTTCTTTCACAGCTTGGTCTTGGTGAATGGAATATCGCTCAGCGTTATAGGTCCCGGTGGGAGTCACAATGTTGAAAGATATTATTGATGGAGATAAGACTACATTGGAACTGTTGCTTGGTGCGTCAGGTTCAATCGTAGGAGACACTATTAAAGCTAGTTCACCAATAGCATGGAATATAGGGAAAGTCTTTACTGGCAACTTTGAAGATATGCCTATTGCTATGGAGGATTTAGTATCTGCGTTACGTAACATCTCTACTATTGACAGTGCTACAAAGATTATAATGGCTCATACTACAGGACAATACCTTACCAAGAATGGTGTATTTGTTGCTGAGACAACTCCATTTAATCAGTATGTCAACACTATTACTGGTCTTTCTCCTATTGAGATTCAGGATACTTATACAAAGATCAAGAGTCTTAAGGAAAGAAAGGAGCTTGTAGCTGAGGTTACTAAAGAAGTTGGAATGTATCTGGAAAGATACACCAAGGACTTTGCTAATGGCGATACAGATAGTGCAGAAGCAAATCAAAGAAGAGCTAGAGCACTAATGGTTGGTGCTAACTTTTCTCCTGCAGAAATGCAACAGGCATTCTCAAGAGGATTAAACTCTACAATGCTTCCTCTTATGGGTAAGATTAATACAGATTTCTGGACTAAAGCTCCAGCTAATCAGAGTCTCCCAAGATTTAATCAACTTAATGGAAACAGATAATGGCAGAAATAACTCAAAGCATCCCAACAGTTGATGCTCCTAATTTCCTCGGGTATTCAAGAGGGGTCGACAGACCCCAACCCGATAGGTCATTTGAAGCAATTCTTAATGGGGTACAGAATACTGTAGGATTAGCTGTACAGGGTACAGACCAGATTATAAAGAAAGACATTACAGACTCTCTTTATGCTGGTATAGACCCAATCAGAGATTCTCAAGGTGTTGGTCAAGCAGTAAATGATGTATCAACACCGGGTAATTTGTTTCCTAATCAGGCAGTACCTCAGACTGTAAAGAATGGTGTAGATAACGTAGGTAAGTTACAGGCCGCTTACGATGCTGGTAAGATCAATGAGACAACTTATTGGGCTAGAATAGAAGCACTCTCAAGACAGTTACGTACTAGGTACCCCGGTTACAGAGAGTTTATTGATCAATCTACTGCTGGTATTACAGGGTCTGTTCCTGCCAATGCTTTACGTAGGTCTATTCTTTCTGATGTAGAGCAAGCTAACAACAAGGCTGCTGCTGCAGCTAACAAACAAGATATGTTCATTAGACAAAACCTAGAGTGGATGACTCCTGAAACAAGACAGAAGGTTCTCAGTAATCAACCTTATGATTTTAACAAGGTCGTAATGGAAGTAGGTGAGAAACAGGCGTACGCTAAAGATATAGAGATCAAGAGAGCTGAAATCTCTTACGCTAAAGATAGTAATAATCTTAATGCGGAGATGGCTTCCAGTGGTTATACACGAGAAGCTAATACAGTCGCTGATACTATGATTTCCAACTTTCAGTCTGTACTTAAAGCTAACAACATTGATATTACAAAGCTTGGTGAGGGTGGTTCACCTGAACAGGAAACTGCAGTAAGGAACTTCTTTGCTCAAGCTAGAGTAGCTATGAGTGAACAACTAAATGGTGTAGCTAACTCTCCATTAACTCCTGATAGTCCGAATACATGGTCTACTGTTGTTAATGATCCTAACAAGATTAAGAACATTCAACAGCAAGCTGTATCAAGACTGGATGCATTAGAGACTGCATATTTTAATAAAGATTATGGTGCACTCAATGCACATGCTAACTACGCATCAGCAGCTAAGAATGCTGACATTGCCCGTCTTCTATCTTCTAATGATGCAGTACGCAGGCTTACTGTAGCTTCTGATCTACTTGGTCCTAATGGACTAGCTCTTGTACAGAACAGTACAAACATTCTTTCAGAAGGTGCTAAGGCTGTGGCTACTATGAGCTTTGTAAACCTAGCTACGGTAGACACCTCTCTTGTTAAGGAATTGTCTGATGCTAAGGCTGGAGGTGTAACTGATCCAAAGGCACTTAACGGTATTATCGATAATGCCATTAGTGTTCTAAGTTCTCCAACTTCTGATATTCGAGCAAAGGGTGCTATTGCAGCTAATCTGTTTGGTCCTAAGAATATAGGTTCTCTAGATAAGTTTCAGCCTAACGAACGTATGGCGATCTTCACTAGACTTGCTTCACCTCAGGTAACAAAGTCTATGAATGATTTAAAGGACTCTTATCCTATTGCTTGGGAAGGATACGTTAACTGGACACTAAACAGCTTTGGTGGATTATTTAAACAAGAGACTAGTGACTTACAGAATACTGTTGTATATGACAAAGGTGTTAAGGTTGCCTTTGATCCTAAGGCCCTTAGATTCAGTGCTAACCTCACTCCAGAGGGTAGACGTGAACAGGAGCGTACTGGTATCACTCGCGATCCAAACAGAGACACAGCACTAGTTAAAATCAATTCTGGACTAACTGCAATTAAACCAATCCTACAAGCCAATGGCCAGAATGCTGGAGAGATTATCTCAGCAACTTTGGCAGAGCTGGGTGTAGACACCAACGCAGCGAAGCAGAACACTTTTGGTGAGNAAGTNNTTAATGTCAGTAAGTGAGGTCACTAAACAGATGGGAGACAATGTTTCTTCTGTTGCTCCTTCTAGAACTGCAATTGATGCTTTTATCGAACGGATGGAATAGACCAGCTCAAGGGTCTAACACAGCACCTACTGTGTTTAATGATATATGGGGTAATGCTTCGAGCATGCCTCCCAGTCGATAAGACAATAAAAAAGCCCCTTGGATTTCTCCTTGGGGCTTTTTCTTTATGTGTTATATCAAGGACGGTCGTCTGTTCCCTTATTCCTTAGTTCGTACGCTAGTAGGAAAAGAACACAACATCCTGCGTGAGCTAAGTGGCTTAGTCCTGTATCAGGATCATTACCTCTACGAAAGAACCAAGCTACAAGATGTCTTCGTAAAGCAGAATAAACTCTGCTCCAGTCCATCCCCTTCTTCCCAACCTCGAGGAGAATACTTGTTAGCACCAAACTCTAGTACCTTAACAATTTCTTCAGCAGCATCATCTGGAAACAAATGCCATGGTAACTTACCGTAGTCCTTCTTTAGGTGGTCTCCCTTTTCCTCCTTTCTAATTAGAGGGTTAGGAGGGTCCATAAGATGCTTTACTTGATCAAGGTCAGTTAACAACAACAGCCTCCACTGTGTAACCACCGTGTTCGTTAAAGTAAACCTCAACTTCTACGTTAGCATCCATTTCTAAAAGTTCTTGAGCATAACTCATAGCATCGTCCAGAGTTTCAAACTCTTGATGATAATCAATTTCTTCCATTATTCACAACTCTTCTTACCTGTTGCTGGATCATAATAACAAGCTGATCCATCCACTTCTGTTTCTTCAATAATATCTTCTTGTAGAGGCTTAGCGTTGAGGATTCCATATCGCTTACCTGCTGCTCTAAAGGTGGTACATCCGCTAGCTCCACCATCATACGCCTGTAGATAGATATCCTTGAACTCTTCCCAACTCGTCTCTTCACCAACATTACATGTTTTACTAACAGCACTATCTACATATTGACTAGCAAGATTCAATACCTTGACATGCTCACTAGGAGTAATCTCATCCGCTGTTCTACCCTTTATACCAAACTACACGGTAACCATAGTCTGTAACTTCTTCTAACCTTAGAGCCATCAAAAGTAATGATTGTTCGATCATAACGATGAGTGAATACAGGTTCAATACCACTTGAGATGTTATCTGCTGTTAGAGAGATTGTACCAGTAGGAGCTATAGACAGAAGATGAGAATTTCTAATACCGTACTTCTTAATCTCTTCTTGAATGTCAATAGGAAGGGCTTTAATAAATGGACTATCTAAATAGGCGATATCAAAGTAAGGAAAAGGAACCCTTCTCCTTGGCTAATTCTACTGAGATGATATATGCTTCGTCTCTTAGTACTCCTAGAATCCATTCTAGCATCAATAGGAACTCGTCAGAGGCGTAAGGATATCCCATAGCTTCTAGAGCGTTTGCCACTCCAGTGACTCCTAAACCCATCCTACGCTTGGCTTGTGCTTGTTCCTTTTGCTTCTCCAATGGGTAGATGGTTCGATCAATGATATTATCCATTGCTCTAACAACCGTATGAATATCTTCGATGAACTGCTCATAATTAAACTCTAGATTCCAGTCCGGTTCTCTTGCATATAGATACTTAACTAGATTAAACGAACCAAGGAGACAGGCTGCATATGGACCTAACGGTTGTTCTGCGCCTCACACAAAGACTATTCACAATTGACGTCTTCGTGCGCTGGACTGTCGCATACGACTGGACGTGTAGCATCATTGACCCAATGACCTTCTCTATATGTTCTAAGAGAATGGCAATTTTTACAAGTAACGGTACACTTAGCTAACTCTAATTCAATTCGACTCCAAGACCATCCGGCATCATAAGATTTATGAGAACCTTTATAAGTCTTTGTAGCTGGGTCAATATGATCTAGGTCAAGTTGGCAAGGATGTTCCGCTTGAAATCCACAAGTCTCACATCCTTTTTCCATCTTATAGATACCGACTTTATCTCTTTGAAGTTGCCGGTATTCTCTAGCTCGCTTAGCAGAACATGAAGCGCAATCAGCTTGGTGTTGATTACGTCCTCCACCACGGAGGTAGAACTTGGTTTCTGTTTCATCTTTATTACAGGTTCTACATATTCTCATAAACTTTCCTTTCGTCCCTCTCGCTCAGTCTCTCACGCTGCACAGATAGTAAATCTTGCTTGCGCCCTGTAGATGTTGTGACATCGTCCAAGTCGATTAGAGAGGGTTTTAAATCCGCACTCAGTTAATGGCTAACGGATTAGTAGCTGCAATCTGCTCACAATACCAAAAGGTTATTCTTTCTATTAATTGTATCAATAAAGAGAACACCGGGTCTCTGCCCAATCCCGAAGTAGAGCGCATTAGCTCATCCCAGAGTGCTTGTGCACTTACNGTTTTGTAAANAGTTCCATTAAATCTAAGGTCAAAAGAGCTGCCACTACGGAGAGNAGTAATGAANNCNTCTGTAACTCCGACGCTAATGTTGAAGTTAGTGAGCTTATTTGAGTTCTGCTTAGCTCTGATGAATTCTTCAATGTCTGGATGGTCGATTCTAAGAACGCCCATTTGAGCCCCACGACGATGACCAGCGCTAGAGACAGTTCCACAAACAGCATCAAAAATCTCCATAAATGAAATAGGTCCAGAAGATTTGCTATCTAGAGACTTGATAAGGGCACCACGAGGACGGAGAGTACTGAAGTCATACCCAATACCTCCACCAAGTCTCATGGTTGTAAAAGCTTCCTTAGCCTTTTCCATAATGTCTTCTGAATTGTCTTCAATGGTTCCAGAAACAAAACAGTTATAAGCTGTAGTCTTACGAGGAGAACCCATAGATGACTGAATACGACCTGCTGGTAGAAAACGCATGTTAAGCAGAGCATCCCTAAAAGCGTAGTAATGCTCTGTAGAATCAGAAAGGGAGCCGGCAATGCGGCTCATAGCTTCTTTGAAACTTTCGTTCTTTCCTCGGTACTTGTCTTTGTGAATCTCTTCGCTGATTGGTAGTGTTGGACCGTATGTCAATCGTCGCTTCCGTCTCTTTTTGGTTGCTTCTTACGATTAGTAGTCTTACTTACTACTCGTACTCTCTTATTATTTAGCTTACCCTTACGATTAAACCCTTCGTGATCAACTTCTTTGTTGTCACCCTTACGGACCAATCCCTTACGTTCAGCTTCTCTACGTGCAGCATTACGTTGTGCACGCCTCTTCTTCTGTTCTTCAGTACCTTGGTAGTCACGGTACTCTTTCTTGTAGTCTCTAGCCATTATTCTTCCTTGAGTAATTTATCTATCTTTTGAAATAAATCTCTTAGCATAAATTGAATGTAAATTGGATCATTTCTAACTAAGTAATCTGTGACGTAAAATGCAAAACTTTTATCATCTTCAAATTTAAATAGAAACTCATTTCTTTGTAATTTGCTATTATAACTGGAATCAACACCAATTAGTTTTGGCACTTAATATCCTAAAGCTCGCATTGTTGCATCATCAATTAAAGACTTCAAATCTCCTACTATTTCTGCTTCATCGTTTAGAAGCTTATCAAGAGAAGTCTGGTCAATCTTAATCAATAGTTGCCATTCTTGTGCATGTACATTGTAATATGCTTCAACATCAGTCACACTTAGGTACTCCTAGTTCCCATGCACGTTCTGCAGTCATAGCAGTTAGTTCAAGGTCTTCTAGTGCCTTAGTTTCATCAACCCACTGCTGAACCTTGGGAGGATAGAAACTCTTGATAATAGCATTACCAAATGGAGACATACGGCCTAAACCTTCAGATGCGCTATGAAACCCTAGAGTAGTATAAGGTGCTACGCATGCTCCGGGAAGAGACAAAAGCATTGTACAAGCTGAGATACAAAGACCATCAATACGAACCTTTGCATTGTTTTCACGTAGAAGTTCAATGGTACGCATACGTTCTACGACTGAACCACCCGGATCAATAGTAAGGTTCTTACCGGGTAGATCAACAGATGCAAAGTAAGGCATGTTAATCTGAGGGCCGATTCCTTCTGCTAGAGCAGCCATTGGGGTTAAAATTAGAGCAAGTGCAAAAGCAATCTTCTTAAACATATTGGTATTCCTTAAATAATTGTAATAGCTTTTCTTCTAATGCATAGAAGGGATAAGCAGTAAGAGTTTGAATTGTGTATGTATCCCAAGTGTACGGGGTAGGCCAGTCATCTTTATCAAAGACTAAACTATTGAAACCAACCTTAGCTTCTAAAGTTAAAGCTGTTAGATCAATTTCCTTAATGATATCTTTCTCATGTTTTAGTGGATAGTCAATATTTAACCTACTAAAGATTTCTTGATCCATTAGATTAAGTTGATATCTAGCTTCATCACCAAGACGCTTCTTAATATATGTTGGGATATCACCATAGTACGCTTCAGAGATATCATGGTATAAAGCAAGTTGTTGAATACGTTTAGAATTAGGATACTTCTCTTTGGCTAGGTAAAGACAATGGATGGAGTGGTGACCTACTGAGATGCTAAAATCAGTATGAGCATTAAATCTTTCAATCCTACAAAGAATATTTGCTAAGCGATCTAAATCTAATGTAAAATAGTTAATACCTTTATAAGCTTGATGTTCAAGAATTCTCACAAAGAGCACCCCAGCTTACTGGAAACAGGGGACGAATGATTGTATCCCACATCTTGGCTAGTTCCTGTATCTCAAGCTGAGCATGAGGATCAGACCTAAGATTATAAGCACGAGCAAAAGCATAAAGTGAACCTGTTACATAGTAAGAAGTGTACATAGACTGAGGAAGAACCATCCGAGCTTGCTCAGGGGCTACACCTGATTGAATCATATGATTATATAGAGATAAAATATCTTTCATTAGTTCATTATAGTCATCTTCTATTGAATCAAAATTCCATAATGATTCATAATTTTCAACAGTGTTAGAAGAACTTCCTTGCTTTACACTTCCTTCTGGTCTTCCTCTCCAGTATTCTGGGGTATAAAACTCAGGTGTATCGTCAACGTACCTTCTAGAAACTTCGTTGTAAGAGAAGCCGACTGTGTGCTTAAATCGTTGTCGAGCAACAAAGATTGGCACTGTCTCACGAAGGGTAATAGTGCAGTGCGTAAAGGGTGTGAAATGGTTATGGGATGCCAAATACTTGATAAGTCTTTCATCTTTGGACTCTAATCTTTTAAGCAGTGGTATTCCGTCTTCATCACAGACAGCTTGCCATCGCCATTCAGATTCTTTATCAAAACTAACTCTAGCTGCATTAACAACAGTTAGGTCACTACCCATAAAATCAATTAGTTCAGTCTTCAATTTCTTCTTCCCAGTATCGACAATGACGTAAACAACCTTGTTTAATTAAATGTTTAGGATAATTATTATCAATGAACCATTGAATAAGTTCTTTTTCCTGTGTAGCTGAGTCAAAGTTTGGGATAGCTTTAGGAAAACCAAACATCCATCCCGAAGGAGGGTCTACCATTGTAACCTTACGACTCAATGTAATTAAGATCCATTTCTACACAACCATCATCATCAACGGTAAGCCCAAGATCAATACTTGTAACTTCAATACCACTGATAAAGTTGTACGAATTAAGATAGTTAATAATAGCGGCTTCTAGGTGCTCATGTTTGAGCTTAAAGTTCATGGTATTAAATTCTTCAGTCTTCATTTTGGGTAACTTCAATTTCACGGGGGTTAAGCTTCTTTTCTCTAACGTAAGGATTCTTTACGTTATCTTCGTTGTTAGTTTTGTTCAGTCTCTTTTGCTTATCTTCGACCATTCTCTTTCGACGATAGGCTCTGTCTTTATAAAGGGGAGACATCAGGATGCTCTATTAGACCTTCTTGTAGTAAGTGTGTAAAGATAGCGGCAAGTGTGTAATTACTATTCTCTAGTAGTTCTTCAAGAGTATATAACTCTAAAAGTTTTTCAACTTCTTTTAATGAGTATTCAAAATCTCTATCCATTATAAAACACGAAGTTCTTCAATATTAATTGGTCGGTAGTTTATCATCTCTACACTTACATTAACATACTGTTTAGAATAAGAAGGCTTGTTATGTATATGTCCATGGATATTTACAGGGCATTTATCTTGAAGAGTAGAGGGGTGAACTGGTACATGTGTAAGTAATAGTCCAAACTCTGGAAACATTCGCCACATCATAATGTTTTGAAAGTGTCTTAAAAGAGATTGATCTTTACCAGTGTCATGATTTCCTAAGATAAGTCTTTTCTTACCTTTTAAAGCTGCTCCAATATGGTCAAACTGACCAGTTATATAAACATCACCAAGATGGTAAACAATATCACCATCTTTAACTACACTATTCCATTGTTCAATTAAACAAGAATTCATTTTATCAGCATTATCAAAGGGTCTATTACAATATTTGATAATGTTTGTATGGTTGAAATGGGTATCACTAATTACCCAAATATCACGCATATGCTTTCCTAATCGTATTTAGAGAAATGAATCGTGCATCATATACACCATTTTCTACATTATCCTTAAAGAGAAGTCCTCTCCACCATAGATCATTTGTAAGGCCAGCCCATGGTGCATCATAGTCTTGATAAACACCAACAACACTCGACATAATCTTACGACCATGGTGCCCAGTACGAACTGCATGGTCAACTAAGTGAGAGTGACCGCATGTCGAAGAACTATACCGCTTGCTTAAGATACTGGAAGCAATGTTATCACCACCAATAGGACGACCAAGAGTACCAGAAACAAAATAATGACTATATGTTATACCATCGATTTCAATTGCTCCGGGAGTCTCACCGTTATACCTTACTACATCATCGTAGAATAAGTCAAATTCAAAGTCATCAAAACCAATAGTACCTTCAAGTTCAGGGGAAAGGTCTAAAGCTTTTTCAACTCTGTGTTCATGGTTACCTTCAATGACAACACGATAAGGTAACTTCTTTTTACGGGCTCTAATTGGTCCCCATACACGTTCTTGAAAGTCTAAGTGCGCTTCAATATCTTTGGCATATGACCTACCTTGGAATGATCGCTTACCCTTATCATATGATGACAATGAAGGCATATCAGCAGCATCGCCAATGTTAATAACAACATCAGGCTTTAGATCAATGATTAGTTGAGATAACCAATCTGCTCTTTCATTAGAATAATCTGGGTGTGCATGTTGATCACTAATTATTAAATGTGATTTCATATATTACATTAACCATTCATTTGGAATTGTTTTAAAACAATAAGGAAAATTATTCTTTTCACACCACTTTGAATACGTCATTTTAGCTTTCTTATTTAGCTTATTATCTTTTTCAAAGACAAATCTAATATCAGCATCAGGATGGTGTTCTTTGACAGACAACATTTTCTTTCTATCGTCTGTGCTTAAGTAACCTTTAACTTCAAGATACATTTTTCTTCCATCCGCAAATGTAATAATAAAGTCAGGCTTGTAAATTGCTGTAGTTTTATATTCTAGTTTTTCTGTTTCATAGTCTATATCAAACACTGAAGGAAGAGTTGAGGATATCTCTAACAGAGACTGAAATACTCGAGGCTCCAAATTCCCTTTCAATAGGCCGTTGAAGACAGGTGGGCGTTGTAATCAAATGAATACCCTTTATACTTTTTAGTTGTTAACCTATGATACTTTTCAATAGATTTTAATAAATGTTGAGGATTTGCGACATGGTGTAATGTAAATTTCTTTAAATCATGATCAACTAAGAAATTAGTATTCTTAAAGAACCCATCTACTGCTGAAGCATCAATTGTAATTTGATTGATACCAAAATCAAATGTTTTTAAAACCTTATCTCTAAAGGAATCGATACGAATATCTGGGTTGTCAACTCTAAAAAATACTAATTGAAGTTTAGTTGTATCAAATCTATACGAAGTGTTGTAAACAGTTATAATGTTATTGGTATAGTCTTGGTATTCATTTACTTCAGGTGTCATACAAACACAAGTACCATAGACTGTATTAATCTTTTCAATGTACGTCTTAACATGAGTTAAGGAAGTAGCGCCGATGAACATATCTACGTCTTTGAACCGAAGATTATGAAACAGATCACGAGGGGCACCACCAGCAATAAGGACTAGTGGTGTTTCCAACATTGTTTTAAATCGTTCAGTCAACCTGATCAGTTGGTTCGGTCGAGTAGTCATTGGCATTATCTAGCAACTCTGTGACTTTAGGTTCTTTAACTACCTTTGTGAGGTAGACTGGACCGTTAGAATATAGAAACGTACGAAGGTTAGGGAAACATTCTTTCTTGAATTCACAATATGAACACTGTGTTCCAAGCTTCTCATTTCCACTCTTACCTTCAGGTTGGGGTGAGAAGTGCCTCTTAGGAGGCTCAGGAAGTTGTACTAAAGCTTTCTTTTCTTCAATGAGTTCTTCGTAATTAACATCTGTTACAGGGTATGTATCAACTACGATGTGCCCGTGTTGCTTGTCAATNGCGATGAAGCTTTGAACGTCTTGCTCAACAAGGTCTGGATCTTCTCGTGATCCATAAGAGTACGCTCCGATCTGATCAAGATACCCAAAAGGATCATCCTCTCTAAGTCCGTTAGTTTTGAACTTTTTGTAAAGAGTATGTAGATGCTGACTTAACGTCAACATTTCGTCCATCAAGGATTGCATCTCGATGGCCCTTGACTCCAGCAATTTCAATAGTATCTTGTTGTCCACAAACGGTGTGTCCAGCTTCTTCTGCAAGAAAGAGAACCAGTGCTTCAAGGATATCTCCATATAAAAACTTAAACCTAACTTCAGGACGTAGCTTTTCAGCAGTCTCAGGCTTGTTAATTAAGTACCAAAGTTTACGTGAGCACTTGGTACCAATGTTAGAAAGACGTAGAGTTGGTCTACCTCTTTCTTCAGTCAATCTGTTAGCAAGAAGCTTGGCAAGTGTTTCACCAAACTTCTTTACATTATCTTCATTGAACTCTTTAGGGTTTTCAATTAAAGAATAGATATCTTCTACTAGAGTGTCAATTGATTTACTCATACCGAGGTCCTTGTGGTCCCTCTTCTTGATTTTGATACTTACCAGTATAGCCATCAGTCTCTTCGTCTATGTAGGCAAAAAGAATCTGAGCTATTGGTGCACCCTTTTCAATGTAAAGCCACTTATACGGTGGAGGTAGCTTAGACGTAGAAAGTTCTAGAGTAAGGATTCCACCCATCCGGGTTCAATCACAGTGTTCTGAACCTGTAATCCTCTACGAGCCCAAGTGCTTTTATCATGAACAAACCCAACAACATTCTTAGGCATTTCAAATCTTTCAATAGATGAAGCTAAAGAAAAGTCGTTGCTGTTTAATGTGATTTGTTCAGCAATGCGGATGTCGTAACCACAGAGGGACAACCCGTAGGACATCCCTCTGAAGACACCACGCTCTACGAAAGGATCAACAGGTTTAATCTTCCGTAGAGTGTTAGCGCTAAGATACATCAGAACGGTGGTGCTGTGTTAGCCGCAGGCTCAGGAGCATCTGCATTTGAACTAGATGAAGGTGACTCGTAAGGAATTAGATCATTGATTCGAACACCAACAAGTCGAGTACCCTTACCGGGCTTACCCTGATAATTGTAGTCGTAGATCTCAACCTTTACGGTAACTGTAGAGCCGTTACCAATACGGACATCTTCACCAAGGGGTTCACCAAATTCATCAAGAACAACAGGCGGTTCAAGAGTGGTTTCTACACCCTTCCAAACCTTCATTGTAGGACGCTTGAAAACAATATAACCAGCTTCATTTACCTTAAGCTTGGAGCCACAGTCTTTAAGTCGCTTGCGCTCATTAGCATCAAGCTTGACATTGACAGACCAATAACCATACTTCTCATCGGGGATAAAAAGACGATGAGCCCAAGCTGCTTCACCAGTAAAATATTCAAAAGTAGAACGAGACATAAGTACCTTTATCAGTTAAGTGTGGTAGAAGAAGGAGCAAGGTCCATTTCTGTCTGCTCTTCTAGTGCGGTCTCTTCAAGACCAATATTAAAAACTTCAGTGATCTCATCAATAGTGAGATCAATATTCTTCAGAGCATCCTTTACAATCATTGATGCTGCTTCAGCAGTTGATGCTTGGACACGTACAAACCCCGACTGAGGAGCAGTGTACGTAAAGATAATATCGAAAAACTTCTTTTCCATTAGTGTGTTATATACCAATTTTCTCCGATGGTTGTTTTCTTACCATCAGTGTATGTACCCAGTAGTGGGCAATTAAGGTTAAAAATTTCACCGACCTTTTTAATTGAGTCAGCTTGAACTTGAGCTACATATAAGGCTAAGTCCATATCGTTGTCAACTTCTGTTTGCCATTCATCATGAACAAAGTTAACTTGTTTAAAACTAATCTTTTCTTTTCTGAGTCTATCTCTCCATAAGATATTTGCTGTCTTCATTATACAAGATTCTCCATTTTGGAGATAACCAGCTAACATGTGGTACTCATCACTTTTGTACAAATCTTCCATCAAAACCCTGAAAGTATCCTGAAGCAGCATCGTTGGGAATGGTTACAGTTTTAAGGTACTTCAATCCTGGGTAGTAGTCAAGGAAGGAATCGTTAGCATATCGAGCTTGTTCAAGTGTGCAGCCAAGGATTTGTGCAACTTTCTGTAATCCCGCTCCGAGGAGCCATGCGTAGATAAATGTTTTGGCATCATCTCGGGATTTACATATTGCTTCTCCTCCTGAGTTGAGAGCATTTTGGTTAAGGGTATGAGCATCTGTGCCATTCTTCTTATCTCCACTGACCAATGATTGAATGAAACGTTCATCGTTCATATAGTGAGCAAGGATGCGAAGCTGGATAGAATCAGCATCAACTCCAACAAGTAGTTTACCCGGTGGCGCTGCCCACACCTTACGCATATTAGGATCAATAGCGTCCTTGATTAATTCAACTGCAGTAGGTTCTTTGTCTTTTGGTAGACCATGCCATGTCGAGATGTTCGCCATGTTGGGTCCACTATGTGACATACGATGTGTCCACGCTCCTATGTGATGGAAGGTACCGTGGATGCGTTTAGAGGTACCGTCATAGGCCGAGAACCACTCTTCGAGGGTCGATCTACGTGAAGAAAGAACAAGCCACTGTACGAGCTTCCTAGCGGATTCTAGAGCCATACGCTCTTTTGAGCCTTCAGGTTGGGTAGACGGATCAGGAAGAGTGTTTAGATTCTCCTCTGACACAGACCAACCATAAACTTGATATGCATCTAGTTTTTCCTTTAGCTGTTCATATAGCTTTTTGTTCCTTACTTTTCGTATCTCTCTTTCAACCTTTAGATGTCCTTTAGTTTTTTCGTAAGGTTTCCATCCAGCTTCGTTCAGCCTTTCGATAACCTGCTTTTGTGAATTTGGGTTAAATGTAACCCACTCAATGCGAGAGAATGATGCTCCTTCTGTATATACAGATAGATTACCATCAGTTATCCATCGGAAGTCTCCCTTATGTAGGGTACCATATTTAGTTACCTTAGGTGTTATCTCTCTTATGAGTTTACTTCTAGGAGGAAATGCTTTAGTTAACTCTAAAGATAATGTTTCTAACCTACCTTTAATATCTTCATATAAGGATAATGCTTTAGAATAATCAAAGTAAAAACCATTAGAATGCAGTTCATTACAAATGATTTGCATTTCATGCTCAGTTCTAAGACTATTCTTCCACAGTGGTGAATAGATAAATTTCTCTAAATGTTTAAATACTTTATAGTTGACTTCTACATCTTGCTTACAATATTCAATCATCTCTTTAGTGAGTTGACTAAAATCATTAAACTCAATCTTAGAACAACCTAGGTATTCACCCCATCGAGCTAACGAATGACCACCTTCTTGATTAGCATCCACAAGTCTAGAAACAATGAGAGTATCGACGCAGCTAGCAAAGTCGATATGAACACCACTAACAAGACTGTTAATAGCAAGGGCGTCATAACCAAGAAAGTTATGTCCAACCCAAAGGCTAACATTTTTGCTATAGGAGACGAAGGAGGATGGGTAAAGGTCTGGTCTTTTAAATACTTTAACTTCTTGTGTATCAATGTCTTTACAAACAATAACCCAAATTACACTAGGCTTAAGAGAGTCAGCTTCAATGTCACAAATTACTCGCATTCAACTTCAATTTCATGGAAAGTAAATACGTATTCATATCTAACGTCTGCTTTTATAGTTTCAATAAAAATATTCTTAGCTAAATCTTTATTATTACAAATAACTCTTTCAACTTTTGGTTCTGAAAGTCCTTCGTAACCACAATCATCTTGACGTATAATAATGTAGACTTTCATTCTACATCCCATTCTTCTATTTCTAATTCAAGATTCCACGACCATTTTTCTTTATGTTTTCTTTTTTGTTCTCTAAGAAAATGTTTAGCATCTGCTTGTGAACGAAAAATCTTTTTTATGTGATATCCTAGATCAACCATTGATATAACAACATAGACTTTCATTCTACCACCACAAAGTAAGAGTTCTTGATATTATCGTACAGTTCTTGCTTTTTCTGTAGTAGAACTGCTTTCATTGGGCTAGGTTTCTCAGTTAGCTCTTCTTGTAGTTGGTTGATCTCTTTGTTAAGTCTTACAAGATTGTCATGATCCGTAAGACGCATAGTTAAAGATCGCTCTTCATAGGGGATAGTCATAGCATTTGAACCTCTCCATCCCAATCAGTATAGTAAACTCTGCGAATACCTACATCAGCCATGAGTCTAGTACAGGTTTTACATGGTTTAGCCATAGAAAAAGCATTATGTATATTAACACGAACACAAAGAAGGTCAAGAGCATGACAGCGGTCGATGCCATGAGAAAGGATACAATGGCTTTCAGCGTGAAGATGAGGAAATCGAGTGTATCTCGCCAAGATTGGATGAGTTTTGTACGAATTGTGTTTTGCTGCATAGATTGTTTTACCTTTAAAGAGTACAGCTCCTACTCTGAAGCTGTTACGTTTACCAGTGCCTTCACTTGCTAAGGCTACTGCTTTTGCTGCTTCTAAATGTCTCATAATCGCCAGTGAATTGGTTCTAGTGAATGTTCACTAAGGTAAGCGTTAGTCCTACTAAAAGGCCGACTACCGAAGAAGCCACGACTACAACTAAGGGGAGAGGGATGAGCCGACCTAATGACATGATGCTTTTTATGAGGAATTAAATGATGATATTCTTGTGCTTGTCTACCCCATAAGATAAATACAACATGTTTACGTTCGCATACGATAGTTTCAATTATTTCTTTAGTAAAGGTTTCCCAACCTAAGCTAACATGGGCGTTACGCATGTTTGGGCTGGTGGTGAGGACAGTGTTAAGCAGAAGAACACCACGCCTAGCCCACTCAGAAAGGTCGCCATTGCGAGGAGTAGGATAATGTAAGTCATTTTTGTATTCTTTAAAGATATTCCGCAAAGAATAAGGAAGATTACGAATAGAAGGATTAACACTAAAAGCAAGTCCATTGGCGTACCCCGGTGTTGGATATGGATCTTGACCAAGGATAACTACCTTGACAGATTCAAGTGGTGTTAGATCAAGTGCTCTGAAGATTTGATTACGAGGTGGGCACGTTATTTCAGGTAGTGAGTTGAGAAGATTATATGAATGACTGTCCCACCAGGGTAAAGTATTCCAATTCATTCTGATTCAAACTTTGCCTTAAGTTTTAAGTACTGATCATAATCTCGTAATGTACGTGATTTTGCTATTCTTTCTTCTTGTTCTATTCGTTCATTTTCTTCTATTTTAGTTTCGTATGTTGAATATACTAAGAAAATCATAGCCGAATCATACATTATTTCAGATTCAAAATAAAAACCTTTAGCTTCTGGATTAGAAGTAAGTGTTGTTTCTCTAAAGCTGTTGACCCAGTTTAAATCTCTATATTCAATTTCAATTCTACGAGTTTTAAATTTACGAGTAGTCATTTGTTAGTCCTTAAAATGGTAAGAGACCTATTGAAGTTTCTTTTGAAAGTGGTGTTTCTTCAGTGATGATAAAGGTCTTAGGATCAAAGTAAAGCCTGCCAGCAAAACCAGTGTGAGATCCAAAGCGATTCTTTTTAATAGTTAATGTTGTAATGTTACGTTCATAAGAATCATCATTGAGCTTATCACGATCAAGATGGATATGGGTATCAGCAATCTTAGAAATATTTCTACTACCTCTTGTTAATCCATCGTCATTGACNTGAGAGATAAAGATCAAAGCAAACTTTAATTCTTTACACANCATCTTTAACTGTGTTGAAATGTAATCTAGTTTTTGTCTTTCATCTTCATTCATTGTACCACTTACCACAAGGGATATGTGATCCAAGAAAATAAACTTGCAGCCCAACCCTGCAACAAGAAATCGAATAGTAGATAGAATAATATCGGGGTCATCAGAACCAAAATGAGAGGAAAAATACACTCGATCATCTGAAGTAGTGAGCGAGCGGTATGTCTCCTTGATCTTTGCATTGTCAATTCCAGAATCAGGCAGATGTACGGGTTGTTGTAGTTCATAACCAACTAATCCTTTGATTGATCTTGCTTCATCTTCTTCGAGATGAATAATACCGATGTTCTCCGTTGTCGTCTTGATAAGACTGTATTCAATCGCTCGAAGAATCTCTGTCTTTCCAATTCCTTCAAGAGCTGTAAATAGCGTGCACTCACCAAGTCTGAGTCCATAAGTCATCTCCGTTAGTGTTGGAAATGGATAAGGAATGCCGATGTTGATTTCTGTTTTGTCAATTACACTATCGATTTCATCATACGATGAAATGATTTCATCTGGTCTATACTTTTGAGAGTTAAACCAGATGTTTCTAAACTCAGCTACTTCATTGTTTTGAAGATAGTCACTAGCATCTTTATACTTTGTTAAATTGACAATGTAAACCTTTGAGGGATGAAAAAGAGTGGCTACTTCTTTAGTGGCTTGCTTTCCCGGTTCATCATTGTCAAAACAAATGTATATCCGTTCAAATGAATCAAGGTATTCTTTGTTTGCTTCACTAGTTCTTTCTTTTGCTTGATGTTGCACTAGTAGACTGATACTGCTGGGTATTTCCCCCCAAGCATTTGGTGAGCAGAAGGTGCATCCCACTCACCTTCTGTAATAGTAATACTCTTAGCTGAACCAGCGCTGAATAGATTTTTTCCAAAGAGTTTTGGCCCTTTCATATCACCTTGAGTAGAAAAAGATTCTTTCTTATCTACTGTAAGTTTACGAATCTTTAACCCATTTGAATATGGGAATGCTACTTCAATAGGCTTACCAGTTTCATCGATTTTGGTTGCTATTTCGTACTTTTTAAGAATATTACTTTCGATATTACGATGTGAGATATATTCGAATGTATATTTACTTGTTGTTACTTCAGACATATTAAATTTTACGTACGCTTTACAGCTAAAACAGAATCCATGGTCCTTGTATTCATGATAAGCATCACTGCTCGTGCACTTCGGACACGGAAGCTTTGATCGCAGGAGCATATGTTGATACAGTTATCTTACAGGATTCATAACAATGAGTACACAGGACTTCTCTAAACCGCTTACGGTAATGAACTGTAATACGGCTAGTTGGTCCTGTGTTAGTTAGTAGACTACCTTCTGAGGAAGTATAGTCACAGATAGCACAATGTTGATTAATTAAACTCATTATCTTCGGTTGTCTCGTCTTTCAGTAAACCCGTAGAACTTCATGTCGGGTTTGTTATGGAAATATTTACGATCACACAGACGCAGTTTTGTCAGCGTTTTTCATCCCATGAATCTTTCTTTCCAAGATAAATGAAAGCAGAAACAGACAGAGCCTGAGCACTGTTGTTGGGATTATGAAAGTTGATGAGGGTCTTGAATCTCTTTACAGTATCACGGTTTCCAAGCTGGTAGTCAAGCTGAGAAATTAAAGAAGGCTCAACTAACCACAACTCTCCATACAGATGGCCTGCATCTTTGGAAGTAGCTTCGTAGAATGCAATGCAGTTCTGCTTCTTGGAAAGGTTCTCGTACTGATACATCTTGAAATTCTTGAGAGAGGTGTAACCTCCAGAAATCCTTTCAGTCTGGTATCGTTGAAAGATGCTGTGTCCGTGGAACCCACGCTGAAAGGCGTTGTACACGAACAGCATGTGAGCCTCATGCTTGTTCAGTTGAGCCATATCAGGAGAGCCACTGCACATATCTACATGTCCAGCAAGAGTACTGCTGAATTCTTCTAGCTCTTGCACGATATCATTACCCTTGGTTACAGACATCATGCAACCCCTTTATCAGCTACAGGATTCTTTGCTTCCCAAAGCTGGTACAGCAATTCCTGAATGAGGAACACAGTCATACGAGGATACTCGGTGACTAGTTCATGGATCTCACTCTGGTCTAGAGCACAGATGTCCATAGTATCAGGCAGATCAACCATATCCACAAAGAGTGGACGATCAGATGCGACGTAGTCCCAAAAGTCGGCAGAGCCGTAATCCTTGTCGCTTACCGTCTTTTTCCCAAGGACTTCAAGAAACGCCTTGCACTTCTGGACCTCCTTTTGGAACCCTTCCGTTTGCTTGGGAAACATATCGATTACCTTGTTGCCTCCCGTAGAAGTAGTGGTGTTATTGACGGGAGTAGCTTGTACCGTACCGTGTACGGTAGTATTCGTCCCACTCGTCGCTTTCGGCCCAACTAGAGCCGGAACTCCAGAGTACGTTCCCTTGGTAGGGCTCTGGGTTGAAGAGGCTCCTCCTCGATAACCACGGTTGAACGAATAGGTATTAGAACTCCACCAACCATCATGTTGGGTAGCACCGTTGGACTTGGGATTGGTAATGAGAACCTTTCCATTTTCGTCCATCAGAAACAGGATGGAGCTATCCGACAGAATGGTGAGAGTACGCTGCAGGAACTTGTCGTTCTGCCAATCATGGTTGAGATTTTCATGCTTGATACGGTACATATCCATCAGAGGAGACAGTACCGAATAGTTGAAATCAGAGGTGTCAGAAACATCACTGTTGCCGAAGCCGTTGATAGTGCCGTTGTGCATCAACATCATGTCGATACCATGAGAGCCCTTGCTCAAGACCTGGAAAGGATGGCAGTTGGAGGTTTCAACCTTGCCACGAGTCTTGAAGCGTAGGTGGAGAGCGATGTGCTGGTCCTTTGCATCTTCGAGGATACGCATGATTGCTTCAGGATCATTACCCTTGGGAGGGCAATGCTTTTCATGATGCATCTTCCCACGATCCGGAATCATGAACCCATAACCATCCTGATTGACGATACAGGCACTCTTGATCTTTTACGAAGTCGAGTTCAACNNTGGGTTCACGATAGATAATCACGCACATATTAGTAATCCTTTCAGTATTGCGGATCAGGAAGTCTTGTTACGAAACTTACCGAGAATTCGCTGTTCGAATTCACGATTCTTGGAAGCGAGCGGAGTGGACGTCTTGTCGATGAAGCTCAGGTCGACCAATAGCATTGATGAAAGAAACGAAAGTCATCACAAGAAGTGTTCAGAATGGACATCAGATTCTTGTCAACAGAATCGAAATGCCGAAGGACATACGATACGATTTCCTTTGGTTTGTTCAAGTTCTGAGAGATAAACTGACCAAGTTCATTAATCTTTCGACCTTCTTCAGCCAAGCTGAAAGTGTTGTCTTCCTTCAGGAATTCCTTCAGGGCGATATAGCGATTCTTGGGGGACTTGCGGAGGTACTCCAAGAAATTTGCCAGAGTGATGTCGGTGAAGAAAGTGGGTTCGTGAGTCCACGTAACCAGAGCTTGAACGAAGTCAAGAGCCTTGGCTACAGATGCATACGAAACAATACCCTTGAACAGACGAAACTCGATAGTCGGCTTGCCGCTGGTGAAGTTCAGGATACTGTACTTACCGAGACTACGAAGAGAAGATTCACAGTTTTTGAACACCTTGACGTTGGAGATGTTTCGTTCGAAAGTGGGAAACTTGGCATACTGAGTCTCAGTATGTCGTTCAGACAGAATATGCAGAAACTCCTTGTTGTTGGGATGAGCCATGAAGTAGGCAATGTTCTTCATGTGATAAGGTTCGAGCATATCACGTCCGACATGGATGTGAAGACCGATTATTGGTCTTGGTGGAACAGTCGAACTTTTCGTAGTCCACATTGGAGAAGAAATGAGCCCAGTGCTTTTTCTGAGCTGCAATCGACATGGGAATAGTGACCAGTTCGATACAGTTGCTGAACTTGCCAGAGATGGAGCCATCATCCTTGCCGATGAAAAAGGGTAACCTCCGTGAGCTTTTGCCATCTGTGCCATGGTGTACTTGGTGGAGACTTCCAGTTCTACACCAACCATGAAAGGATTGTGTTCACCTTTTAGTCGATTGACCTTCAAAAGATCATCTTCCGAATAGGCGATATTGGAGATGGGGCTCGCTGTGTAGTTCAGCTTTTCGCTGATACGATCACGAATCTGCGGAAAATTTGTAAGATTGGGAGATGACGGCATGTTTCACCTTTAGTAGTAAGGTTTCTCGATGTTGTTCGAAGTTGTTTTTGAATGTATTCGATAATACTGCTCAGATTGTTTTCAATTGTAAGAGCAGGACAGGTATTAAACTCACAGACTTGATACTCGTGGTTACTATTCATCATGACATCAACACCAATTAAGTCGGACATCATGATGATAGGAAGAGTACATAGACGATCAACAAGATCAGTATACTTGGTGATGTAGTTGTTGTTGGGATCATTCACTGTGATAAATGTTGATCCCATGGTGTGATTCCACGGAACTGTTGGGTCTCTCTCAGTTACTCGCTTTCGAAGAGTGATGAGGGGTCTACCCAAGACAAAGATGACTCGAAACTCGAATCTCTTAGGGAAGATTGGCGATAGGTAGCCAGAACCGTTCCAAGCTCCCGTGCTGTCCACCCTGTTCCAGCCAGAACCTCCCCGATGGTGAAAGGGGCGTGAGACGAATCCGAGACCGTAGTTTGGGAGTTCGTTTGCTTCTGCTTGGGTAATGGCAGATGGTGGGACACAAATGCCTTGAACCCCAATTTCTTTCCGTTGCTCGTACTTGTTCTTGGAAAAGAAGGTGTGTAGCGACGAGAGTATTGAGGTGGTTGGGGAGTGCGGTCGAATTCTTGTGTTTGAGGATTCCAGTTCACTATGTAGGAATCCATTAATACGGGTTCCGTGATAGCACGTAAAGAACGTTCTTGAGGGGTTGGCCAGTATTGCCATGGATAGATTTCGTCGATGTGGGTTGACAGTCCTGTTGGTGGTGGTCGGTTCTGTCGCCTTGATGGTCCTGATGGCATTGAGTCCCTCCTTGAGAAGGGTCGGTGTTGTTAAGATATTGTCAGGTCGAAGAATATATTTGATAGTCATAAGTTATGCTCTTTGACAAAACTTCGATAACCGTTTATCTTAACAGCAGGTGCTAAGATAAATCTGGTTGTTGCATATTGAAAACACCCTACTTCTTTTAAATAAACACGAGTTCCACAACTTACTATAGTGTGAATAGTATAGATTTGTCCATGTTCTAAATGTGGTCTTCCAAAAAATCCTCGATTATCTGTAGGATCCCAAATAACTTTATCACCAATTTTAAACATTACAGCTTACTCACCTTTTGAATAAAGTCTTTGAATCCAAACTTTAATCGTCCTTTAGGTCTATTAATGATACTAAACTGATTGATAGCAAAACTTCTACCGGGAAGTTCTACTAAAGTAACTGTCCATGGATTTGGAAGTGATCGAATAGTATAGGTTTGCCCTCTAATTAAACTTGATGAACGTGTGACTTTGTACACACATCTTACTTTATCACCTCTAAGAAACATTTCTTTTTTCTACCTCAGAAATAAACTTTGCATAGCCTTTTATTGTTTTACGCGTACTTACTTTATAGAGTATGTCTGTACTGTGAACCCACCAATGTCCGGTAAGAGACCCTGTAGTGTATTCTCCTCTTCTGTTAATACTTGGTGTGATTCCATCATGACCGTATGGTGTGTTTTCCCAGAATAGTAAACAACGTTCTTCATCTACATACAGAACAGTGGCAGGTAGGTGCCTAATATCACGGTGAGGAGCACTGAATGAAAGTACTTTATCACCAACTTTAATGTTCATGATTTTGTACTTTCAATTTTAGAAATGAATAAGCCATATCCCTTTTTTATGTTAGGTCTATGAATTAAAGTCAGGTGGTCTGGGGTTACAAACCAATGTCCGTATGAATCACCATTTCCAATATTACCGCCTTCATGTCCATAGTTACCTATTCTTAACCCGACGCTTCTGGCATTTGTGCGGTATTCCTGGCCCCAATATACACAAACATTACCATTATAATGAAATTGAACGATTGTACCAATAGCTTCTGTTGGTATAGAAGGTGGTCGATATTTAGAAGTAACTTTATCACCGATCTTAAACATAATTGGTCTCCGGGATGAGATTCGAACTCATAACCTACAGCTTAGAAGGCTGTTGCTCTGTCCAGTTGAGCTACCCGGAGGTAGTGTTTAAGGGGTGGTGAGTACGAATGAATGCTTTGTATTTTGTTAAGATTGTTGTTTTAGATATTAGTGTTAAGTCTTTTGCATCTACCCACCAATGACCATACTTGTCATTTATACCGGATAAATAATCTCCGTAATGCCCACAGTTAATGTAGTTTCTTTTTTTT